AGAGAAGCTTCAGAAACCAATTAATATGAACGCCTACGAATTTATAGTAAAGATGAAAGATTTAGCCAGCTCCGAACTTAGGAGCATGGCAAGATCTGCCGGTATTGCAGATTCAAAGGTGGATGATCTTAACAGAAGTTCTGGCAGTTTGGGCAATACCATGAAAAGTTTGAAGCGAGTAATGGCAACGGTCTTTACAGTTGTAGCTTTAACTACTTTCACAAATAAAGTCATTGGTGCCAGGGCAGAATATGAAAAGTTTCAAGCGGTTCTTACCAATACATTCCAATCTGAAGCTGTAGGAGATGCAGCCCTTAATATGCTTACAGATTTTGCAGCAAAAACCCCCTATCAGTTAAATGAACTTACAGGTTCCTTTGTGAAATTGGTAAATCGTGGAATCAATCCAACCAAAAAGGAGCTTGCTAATATGGGAGATCTAGCAGCATCACAAGGAAAAGGATTTGAGCAGTTAACCGAGGCATTGCTAGACGCAGGAACAAATGAATTTGAACGTTTAAAAGAATTTGGTATTAAAGCCTCTAAATCTGGAGACAAAGTATCCTTAAGTTTTAAAAACCAAACCAAAGTAGTAGATGCCAATTCAGAGTCTATTAAAAATGCTCTTTTGGAATATGGTAAAATGGATGGAGTAGCCGGTTCTATGGAATCTATTTCCAAAACACTTGGAGGTAGAATATCCAATTTAAAAGATCAATGGTGGAGTTTTCTTGTAGCTGTTGGTGGAGAAGGAAGTGGAATATTTGAAAGTGCCATAGATGTAATGAGTTCGGGACTTACTTTGCTTACTTCATTTTTACCGCATATTTCACAATGGTTTAGAATCCTATGGTCTTATATAGAACCAGTAGGGATTGCTCTTTGGAACTTTCTTGACGCTGCTTTTGGGTTTAGTAATGCTGGAGACATATTACAAACCTTTGGAAATATAATGAATGGAATATTATTAGCGGTAGATCTGCTATCTACTGGTCTTATTTGGCTTCTAGAGGGTTTAACACCTATTGCAGACTGGGTAATGAGCATCGCAATTGCCTGGGGAATTTGGAACTATGGTCTTGCGGTTTTCAATGCACTTATGGCGGTTAATCCTATTACATGGTGGACAATTGCTATAATAGGCTTAGTTGCTGCAATCGGAATGGTTATAAAATACACCTCTGGATGGGGCGATCTTTGGCAACATACCGTTAATGGCTCTAAATTTTTATGGCAAAGTTTCACAGATAGTGCAGAATCCGTATTTATAAAATTGGTGAATAATATTATGATTGGGATCAATAAGATTAAAACGGGTTGGTATGAGTTTAAAAATGCTGTTGGTATGGGAGACAGTACGGAGAATGATGCAATGCTCCGTAAAATAAAATTAGACACTGAACTACGCAAGCAACAAATTGCAGAGGCTAATAAGAAGTCTTTTAATTCATTTGAAAATGCCAAAAAAGAATTTAGTCAAGTTGGATTTAATGTAGATAGAGAAGGACTTCAAAAGGATTTTCAAGCTCTAAAGAAAAAATTTAATGGAGCTGGCCAAACGAACATTGGTACGAGTGCTTATGATGATTTCTTAAAAAATAAAGATCCCGATGCGGAAGGAACTGGCGGTACAGGGGAAGGTGGAAAATCTAAGACAGGAGCTGAAACTATTGTCTCTGGAGGATCTAAAAAAACCAATATCACAATTAACATAAACAAGCTTCAGGATGACACAAAAATCTATGTGAATAGTACCGAGAATGGATTGAGCAGCCTTGGAGAAAAAGTACAAGAAATTCTTTTGCGCACGGTAAACAGTGTAAATCAAATGCAAACCAATTAAGATGGCAGAGTTCAACATTAAAGATCTTATTGGAAAAGCACATTTTGATTATGTCGGTCCTGCATTTCCACTGTGGTGGAAAACCAATAAAACAAAAATGATCCTTCCGGATCTAATGGGGATCTCCGAAGCTATTTTAAAAGGTAAACCCTACTTCACTACTCTTAAATTGAGATATAAAGGAGAAGAATTTGTATTGCCAAATGAGCCATTAATAGCTCTCAGCTTATCAAAAACTATTAAAGAAACTCCTACAGTGGGGAAATTTAGAAAAGGTACTGTAAAAGAGTATATCACTACAGAAGATTATCAAATTAACCTACGAGGTGTTTGTGTGGACTTGGAGGATACTGATAGATATCCAGCCGAGCAAGTAGATGAAATAAATAAGCTTTTTGAAATTAATGATGCTCTGGAAGTGGTTGATAATAAATTCTTTGAATTATTCGGAATTCGAAATATTGTTTTTAAGGAGAAACGATTCGAGGAAATGGCAGGACAACAAGGACTTCAAAAATATAGTCTTACCGCTGTGAGTGATCAAGATTTTTATGCGGATTTGAGCGAAAGAGATAAAAATTTAAAACAATTAACAGGGAACTAATGTTCATACTGGAGGCACAAATACAAATAGGAGAATTTAGTTTTAGAACTATTCATGAGGTAGAGATCACTAAGTCTGTAGATGAACTAGGAGATACTGCTATCATAAAGCTTCCTACACGTTTTATTGTACGCCAAAGTGGAGAAGAAAAGTATACAGAAGAGGCAATAAAGTCTGGAGATAAAGTGAAAATCATATTAGGATATGAAGGAAAATATTCTGGTGTAGAGTTTCAAGGTTTCGTTAAAAAATTAAGTCCAAAAGTACCTTTAGAGATCCATTGTGAAGATGCTATATGGTTATTGAGGAGAAAAAATATTACCAAGTCCTGGAGTAAAACTACTCTCCAAGAATTATTGAAGGAGGTAGTTAAGGATACTGAAGTAGAATTGGCAGACAATTTACCTGAGATTGAGTTGGAAAAATGGATTGTAAAAAATGCAAATGGAGCACAAGTTCTACAAAAACTTAAACAAGAAATGGGATTGAGTGTGTTTATAGATGACCAAGGGAAACTTTATTGTGGTTTTAGACAAGGCTCCAATATTGGTGAAGAGGTTTCTTATGACCTTAATTATAATCTTGTAGAAAACAATCTGGAATTTAAAACTAAAGAAGAGCGGAATATTAAAGTGCGATACACCTATGTAAATAAGGAAAACAAGAAAAAAACTATTGAAGAGGGAGATTCTGATGGGGAGCTGCGAACCTTCCATACTTCTGTTATCTCAAGTGAATCCAAATTGAGAGAGATGGCAAAAGCCGAAATTGAAAGATTAAAGTATGATGGATATGACGGTGATCTTAAAAGCTTCCTTGTTCCTTTTGCTACTAGAGGAATGAAAGCAACTATTGTAGATGAAGAACATAGCAATAGAAACGGGTCTTATTTTATAGAAAAAACGGTTACCTCTTATGGAAATGATGGCGCACGTAGAACTGTAACATTAGGAACAAAGTTATGAGTATTGAAAAAGAGTTACAGGACGGTTTTAAACGCTTAAAAGAACGTGGAATCAGTACTTTTTCTGGTGATGTAATAGGCGTTGATAAAAAGGAAGGTACTTGTAGTATTAACGATGGGGAAATTGAATACACCGATGTAAGATTAGCATCGGTAGTTAATGGTAGAAATGATGTTTTTTACATTTTCCCAAAAATTGGAAGCTCCGTATTGGTTTCTCCAATTAATGAGGATCTAACTGCTCTTTATGTTGAATCATATTCAGAGATAGAAGAAATGTTATTAAATATTGGAACAACAAAATTACAAGTAACTGATGAAGGTTTTGTAATTGAGTGTAAAACAGAAAACCTAGGAAAAGTATTGGATGAAACTTTTGATGAGATCAAAAAAACCTTCACACAAAATGGGCTTGCTTTTAACATTCCAATTTTTGAAGCCTTGAAATTACGTTTAAACAGCATTTTAATAGAATAATAATGGGTGAATTTTTACAACAGTATTTAGGTCAATTATTAATGGTAGTTATCACTACTGGAATAGGTGGTTTTTTTGGCTGGTTCTATGAGCGGAAAAGAAAAAAAGTAGAAGTTAAAAATCTTGAAGCTGAAGGCAGCAAAGTAAAGGCAGATTATAGTAAATCTATAGTAGATCTGTATCAGGAAGCGTTGATTGATATGAAAAATCAATATGAAGAACGCTATAATTTCCTTAAAAGAGAATACGATT